GATATCTCATATTCTATTTTGTTTGGAGATAGTAGTGAGTTCAAAGAAAGGTATAATGCCTTTTTTGTTTTTTTAGATACAAATAATGCAAATAAAGGGTTAGAACATAATTTATATTTGCCTTATAGTGGATTCTATACTTATGTTATCTTTGAAACTAATCTAACAGAAGAAACATATAATGATTTGCAAAGTGCAGATGAAGCACAAGGAACTACTCAATTAGAAACTGGCTTACTTTGGTACATACCAACTGCACAAAACAACACAGAATATAACCCGACTGATTCGACAACTTACGTTTACACACCGCAATAATGACAGATAAAAAAGAATATAATTCAAGTGTAATGGTGCTTAAATTTACGAATGATAAAGTGCCTACATTTGTTGAGCCTAAGTCTTCGCAAAGATTAAAGTATGTGAAGTATGGAGAGAATAATAACTATCCAAATTTTCTACTCACTTTATTCAATCGAAGTGCCAAGCATAACGCAATCTTAACAAGTAAACAGCAATACATAACTGGGCAAGGTTGGATGTTTGATGAGGTAGGCATGGAAGGTGACCAAGTAATCGCATTAAAAGCATTTATAGATACACCAAATCCTTACGAAACATTAAAAGATTTACTTAATAAAACCGACTTAGATTGTGAAATATTTGGAGGTTGTTACATTAAAGTTATTAGCGACAAGAAAGGTGCAATATCAGAAATTTATCACGTTAATTATTGTGATGTACGAAGCACAGAGGATAACAGCGAATTTTATATTAGTGATAAGTGGTTAAATAATGAAGGTGGCGAAAACACTAATATCAAAGAAGATGAATACACCACACTTCCACCATTTGACCCAACGCAAAACAAGCTGCCAAAAGAAAGTATTTACTATTACAAGTCGTATAGACCTAACATCAATACTTATACATTACCCGAGTACATTGGGGCAATACCTGCAATTATTACTGATGCTGAAATAGCCAATTTTCACAGAGCCGAAATTCAAAATAGTTTCAAAGGTTCTAAAATGATTGTATTCAAGAATGGTGTACCTTCAGATGAAGAAATGAAGTCAACTGAACGTAAGTTAAAAGCTAAGTTCACACCAACAGACAACGCAGGCAGTATAGTAATTGATTTCGTAGATGACCCGAATAGAGTTCCCGAGATTTTAGACCTTGCAGCAGGAGATTTTGATAAGAAATACGAAGCGTTAAACGACACGATACAACAAGAGATTTTCACTGGGCATAAAATTACATCTCCGCTTTTATTTGGAATAAGAGAAAATGCAGGATTAGGTAATAACGCAAATGAATTAGTGAGTGCATATAACCTATTCGCTAATACTTACGTTAACCCGAAACAAAGAGTACAAGAAGAAATTTATAATCTATTCTCACCAGTTAAAGGCAAGCTAAAAATAAAAGCATTAGAACCTATCATGCCAAGTTTTAGTGAGCAGACTTTGATGACTATTTTAACAAAGGATGAGATGCGAGAAATTATAGGTCGCAAACCACTAGACATTCAAACCAATGTTAATTCAACTATTAGTGATGCCTTAAATTCTTTGAGTCCATTAGTAGCCAACAAGGTTTTATCTTCATTAAGTCAAGATGAGATAAGGGGAATAGTAAACAAGCCACCATTAGCAGCCGATGCAATTATACCAACTGATACACCTAATCAATTTTCTAAATGTTCACATGATTCAATCGCAGATGATGATTTGGATTTTAGTGTGTTTTTAAAATATGGTGAGCCTGTTGAGAATTTTGTAAGTGTAAAGCATAAGAAATTTATGTTTAGTTCGCAGCAATTTGCATTGACAAAACAAGATAATGCGGTATTAGATTTGATTCAGAAAACACCTAATATTTTAATTGAAGATTTAACCAAGATTTTAAAGACAGATAAGACATCAATTATTGAAAGTTTGACAGCATTAGGTGATGAAGGTTTGATTGATTTGGATAGTGAAGGCAAGATAAGTTTAACAAGGTCGGGTTCAAATAAAGTAGTACCAAGTTTTCAAGACTTATACATACGTTACAGATACGTTTTAAGACCCGATGCGCCACCATTAGTTAAAGGTGGAACAAGTAGACCTTTCTGCGAATCAATGATGGCAAATCCACGTTATTTCTCAAAGGATGACATAGACAAAATTGGGCAAGAATTAGGTGCTATTTATGGAATACCTAATTACGATGCTTTTCGTAGGCGAGGTGGATGGTATCATGACCCAAAACAAGATGTAAATTTGCCTTTTTGCAGGCATATTTTTGTTCAAGAATTAGTTAAGAAAATAAGATAATGGCAAAGGCAATTTTTTTAAGCGAAGCAACATTAAAGCAAGAGTCAATCTTGCAAGATAATGTAGACATGAAGGTAGTAACACCGACAATAATTGATGTGCAATCGTTTTATATTTTACCGATATTAGGAACAGCATTGTATAATGATTTTGTAACAAAGATTATAGCAGGCACGTTAAGTAATTCGTACAAATTATTACTTGATACTTACATCACTCCTGCGATGATTTGGTATGTGCGTTATGAGTTACCTTTGAATATTAATTACAAGTATTTCAACAAGGCGGTGGGTGTTCAGAATGCTGATAATATGCAGCCTGCAAGCATTGATGAACTTACGATAGTTATGGATAGGGCAAAGAATAAAGCGGAATGGTATGCGGAGAGATTAACCAAGTATCTATACGCAAACGAAACAACATACCCATTGTTTTTAAATCAACCTAATTCAGACTTGGCTACTATCTATGCAAAGCAATCTAATTATACAAGTGGTATGCTGTTAGATGATAACTCATGCTGCATGGGAAAACAAAATTTTACAGACCTTGAAACAAGTCCAAGTGTAACTGGCAGAGGTTGCACATTCTGCTAATGAACAAAGGAATAAATAAAACAAATATCGAAAAGCTACAAGCGTTTATTAAACAACAAAATGAAATTCATAACACTAAACCAAGTCCTAAACATACTAAGAACAATCTGCAACAACCACGCACAAATAAATAGTTTTGTGTTTGGGCATATTTCAGAGATTAGTGCAAGTGAGCAAGAGCAATATCCATTGGTTTGGTGTGACATAAACGACAGCCAAATGAGTGAACGAATGTTTACTATGAATTTATCATTGCACGTTTTAGACATTCAAAGAGCAGATGGAAGTAATGAAGTAGATGTATTAAGTGATACGTTAAGCATAGGTAGAGACTTAGTCGCAGCGTTGAATAATCCAATTTATCAAGATTATTTTAATGTTCAATTTGATATAAACTTTGGGCAAGTTAGAGAGGGCTTTCCCGATGTAGTAGATGGATGGAAATTAGACATAGGATTAGACTTGATGGAGTTAAACGATAGATGTCAAATCCCAACTCAATAAACAATTTAAACAAAAATTTATATATAATATTATGAGTACAGCATTAGAGAAAATAAGCGGAATGGGTGGCTTCTATGCCAACGCAGGAACAGCAGCAAGAACAGGGATAGCAGTTGAGAGCATAGTTGTAATGACTGATTGTGTTTTCACAGCATTCGCAATCAATGGAGTTAATCAAATGACTTTGAAAAATTTGACTGGAGTAACGATTAAAGCAGGCACATATTTACCAACTAATCCTGGCTTTCAAATTACTGCTTATACATTGGCAAGTGGTTCAGTAATCGAGTATAATTAATGGCTAATTTTCCAACGATAGCGATAGGTTTACCATTTGTTCATAGCAGCGGATTAAGTGCGCAAGCTCAAGCGTGGAAAGCAAGCATAGTAGCTAATGGTGGCAGTATTACAGATGCTGAACTTGCAGCGATTGATGATAATTTCTTTAAACCTGCGGTTGCTAATGGTTCTATTTTAACTCAATTAGATAGGCTAAATATCTACGCAGGATTAAGCAATAGTATTGCTCAAAGAACTTGTATTATAAGAGGTAGTTTGATTACACCTGTTAGTAGTCCAACATTTGACATTAATGGTGTTAAGTCAAGTGGTACAAGTTATTTAAACTTGAATTACAACCCATCGGTGAATGCAGTTAAATTAACTTTAAATTCATTAAGTCATGGTTATTTTGTAAAAAATCCAATGTTCTCATCAACTATAAGAGCAATGGGTAGCAGACAAGCTTCTGTTGTCAGGTTATCATTATTGAGATATATAAACATTTCAACTGCATATAACAATGAGACCGATGGTGCAGCAAATACAAGTGTGGTAACAAGTGGATGGGTATGTTGCGAAGGTCAAAGACTTAATTCGACTACTCAAAATTACAGCATAATAAATGGTTCTTATAATAGTGTAACAAGAACTTCAATAGGATTGCCTAATAGTCCAACTGCCGAGTTAACAGAGTTCAATGAAACTGGACCTGTTGGGGCTTATGATACGATGTATCATGGTGCTTCATGGCATGGTTCAGGAGGAATTGATAATACAGCTTTAGTAACATTCATTAGAAACACATTTACAGCCTTAGGAGTATAATTATGAAAGTAATATCAGCAACATTAAAACAAAAAAAAGAACTTGAAGGAACTTATTTAAATGGTTCTATTTTAGAGTTTATATTAGATTCAAATAATAAGTATGTATGCAATATTGCAGTAATTGATGATGCAGATTTCATTGAGATTAAAGACAAACTAATTGCACTGCCACAAATAGATTTTAAACCAATTATAGAAGAAAATGCACTTTAGATTTCTTGACATATTAGTCTCATTAGTTGGCTTTGTAGCCTTACTTGAGAAACACAATTTTTTATTCGCTTCCATTGCTTCGATTTGTACGATTATATATTGGATATACAGATTTTGTAATTGGATTATCAAAATGATTTTAGACAAATCTATTGATGACTTTGAAAAGGGACTAAAAAAATGATTGAGTTTGACTACATGATATTGGGAATAATATTCGCTTTGATTGCAGGCTATTGCCGAGCATTGTTTGAATGTATTATTTTGTTCGATTCTTTATTCGAGAAACATGGATATAGTGAGTGGTGGAGTTATGCGAGATTTACAAGAAACAAACATGGATATTTAGAAAACACATTCCCAAATGATGGTGGTCATCGTATTAAATTAATAGAGTTATTATTTGATAGTTTAGCGTGTGTATGCTTGAGTTATTCATACGATGAGATACTACATAGCTTTATATCAACTATGATGGCTGTGGTGTTAACTTATGCACTTGTAAAATCATTTGGTTTTGAGCAAACATTTAAGGAATTGAGATGAAGAAAATATCACTTAGAAACTATTTTGAGCCTACACCTAAGAATGTCAAAAGATGGCTATTAGCTATCAAGTCAATATTAGCGACCATCTCGGTTTCTGCTTATGTTAATGGCAATGAGAAAATAGCATTTTGGATATTGGTAGGCGGTGCTTGTATAGATGAACTAACTAATTTAATTAGCAATGAAGATAGGACTTAAAGGCTTAGGATTAATCAAGAAATAATGTATATTTGTATTGGGATAGGTTGGATTAATTAACCAATTGATAAAGTCGAAGCGTTTACGATTTTCCCTTTTATTTTTAAACGCTAAATTAAACGCTAAAAAAAAATGCAAAAAGAAATTTGGAAAGATATACCTAATTATATTGGGATATATCAAGTAAGCAACTTAGGAAATGTTAAAAGTTTATCAAGAGTTATTAAAAGAGAAACAAGTAATTTTTCTGTAAAAGAAAAGATTTTAACACCTAAAGTTTGTGGCGGTGGGTATTATCAAGTCTGTTTATGTAAAGAAAATGAAAAACATAAATATATTAAAATACATCAATTAGTTGCAACTTGTTTTTTAAATCATATACAAGATGGGACACAAAAAATAGTTGTAGACCATATTGATAATAATACCAAAAATAATAAAGTAGAAAACTTACAACTAATTTCACAAAGAGAAAATAGTTCAAAAGATAAAAAGAAAAACAAAGTAAGAACATCTATTTATACTGGTGTTAGTAAAAGTAAAAATAATAAGTGGAGAGCATCTATAACAATAGGTAAAAAAAATTATAATTTAGGTGAATACAAATGTGAGTTAAAAGCATTTTATATTTACAATAAAAAAGTAATCTCATTATGAAAACATCAATAAATGGAATAAATCTCATAAAGAAATTTGAAGGGTGCAAACTGCAAGCATATCTTTGCCCATCAGGCATACCTACAATTGGAATGGGAAACACCTTTTATAAAAACGGATCTAAAATAAAGTTAGGCGATAAGATTACACAACAACAAGCGGAAGAATTATTGATGGATTTGCTGCCACAATTTGAGGCGATAGTAAATAAGAATATTAAAATAGATTTAACCCAATATCAATTCGATGCCTTAGTTTCATTTGTGTGGAATTGTGGAAAGTCAGAAACATTATTTAAGTTAGTTAATAATCAATCTAAAGACCTCAAACAATGGTGGGAAACACATTACACAACGGGAGGCGGTAAGGTATTACAAGGTTTAGTTAATCGTAGAAAAGCAGAGGCACAATTATTCCACTTATAAATGGCAGGTCAAACAAGTATTAAATCCGACATTGCAAAAGAGTATTTATTAAAGTTTCCAAATACTGCGAATTTAACTTTGGCTAAAAAAATTTATGCTGAAAACAAAAGCGTATATAAAGACATTGAAGAAGTGAGAAGTCACATAAGGGCTTTGAAAGGTGTTCATGGTGTTAGAAACAAACAAGAAAGGCACGTTGAATTTAGAAAACAATTTGAAGCACTAAAGAAAGATTTACCAAAAGGCGAGAGTGAAAGAATACAACCGTACACACTACCAAAAGCAAGCAAGAAGATTTTAATTATAAGTGATTTACACATTCCTTATCACAATGATGATGCAGTATTCGCAGCATTAGAATATGGATTAGAGCAACAAGTTGATACTATTATAATCAATGGTGATTTGATTGATTTTGCGACCATTTCCCGACATGAAAAGGACATGAGAAAGAGGTCAGTCAAATACGAGATGGATTGTACTCGTATATTCTTGAAAGGTTTGAGGGCTATGTTCCCAAAAGCACTAATAGTGTGGAGTTATGGCAATCATTGTATAAGATATGACAAGTACATTATGCAGAAAGCACCTGAGATATTCGATATTGAATTAATACAACTGCATGAACTTTTAAAACTTAGAGATTTAAATATTATCAAAGTAGATAGCACTCAATATATCTATGCAGGTAAGTTGGCAATATTTCATGGTCACGAAACTGGACTAACTTCAGGAGGTGTAAATCCTGCACGTTCATTAAGGTTAAAGTTAAATAAAAGCGCAGTAACATCACACTTTCACAGGGAAACAAAAGACATGGGAAAGAACTTAGATGAACACCCTTATTCATGCTTTTCAATAGCTTGTTTGTGCGACTTGCACCCTGCTTATATGCCTATCAATATGTGGACACATGGATTTGGGTATTTAGAATTAAGTCAAAATGGGGATTATAAATTTTATCAAAAATCAATAATTGAAGGAAAAATTTTTTAGGTTTAAAAGTTTAGTATATTTGCACCAGTAGTTTTTTGTAGATTCGTTTCATTAATTTGGTTAAGAGCCCTGACATAGTTGGGGCTTTTTTTATTACATTTGCTGAATGAAAAAACTAATAACAATACTTTGCTTCACTTACTTATTATCGGGTTGCTTATACACTAAGAAACGAGCAATAGAAAAGTTCTGCACCACAGATAGTATTCCTTATTCAATAATCGTACATGATACAATAGTTATAAAGGCAATACAAGTAGATACATTCTTTAATGCTAAATTAGATTCATTCACAATCATTAAAGATAGACTTGAGATTCGTTACAAGAAAGTAGGCGAAAAAATATTCATACAAGGTGAATGCAAATCAGATACTATATATAAGACTAAATTGGTCCAGGTGAAAATCCCAATGGTGAAACCTAAGAATAGATGGTGGGTTGAATACTATTGGCTGCCCTACTTGATCTTGTTAGTATTACTCATTAGGTATTTTGTAATCAAGAAAATAGAGAAAATGAGTTAAGTAGTTCGGGATTTCCGAATAAGTTGATAGCCTTAAAAGTAACATTTTAGGGCTTTTTTTACTTTTGCACTAAAAAATATTGTATTGATTTATAGCAAGTTACGATTTATTTTTAATGATTATTTTGTAATGTCGTATAATTGTACGACCATTGTACTCAGATAAACGAAACAAATATGACAATCCAAGACTTAAAAGACAACAGAAATTTAATTATCGAAAAAATTATCGAATTAGGCTGCGAAGAAAACATGAAAGAATTTATGGAACTAATGGTAGAAGAAGTTAAATTCGGGTTTAAATTTGATTTAGACTACCTAATATCAACAATACACAATACTAATTTTAGAGAAAGAGCAAAGAGAAGCGGTCACAAATTAGCAGAATTTGCAGGCAATAACGACAAAAGAACTTTCAATCATTTAACTAAAGAATACCAATATAACTAAAATTATGAAAACTTACATAGCAACAATTACCAAAGCATTAGGCAAACAAGAAAAAGTACAAGTTTATGCTTCATCAAAAAAACAAGTAGTATCAATTTTGAGCAATGATTTCAAACTTGGTATAGCACCAATAACTACAAAACAAGTAATATTGTTTTCATCATTGCCAACAAGTGAACAATCATTCTACTATCCACAATACTAATATGACAAGAACAGAAATGACAAAACAGAACCGAGACCAATTAGCCACAGACTATAACTTACGAATAAAGTTAAGTTTAGATTTGGGCTGCAACGAAAGAACTATCCAGCGATGGGCGGTTAATAACTCACCTAAGTTGACAACAGATTCATTCCTAAGTTACTTCAAAAAGCACACTAACTGGACAGAACCATTAACCAAAGAAATCAAAATCAAACAATTAATCGAACACTAACAAAATGGAAAAACTACTAAAAAAACTATTGTATGGTGAAGATGTGAAACCTATCACCAACAAGTCAAGACCAAACACTATTCTATCACGATACGAAAGGGTACAAAGACTGCGAAACATTGCGATTGATGATAACACCTTCTGCAAAGTATACCAAGCTAATAGGCTGCTAAAAGACCTTACAATTCAATTAAATCAAATTAATTCTTACCAAATACTAAACTTTAACTAAAATGGAAAATCCTTTTGAAGAACTTAATCAAAAATTAGAAAATGTAGAAAAAATGCTTTTAGCTGTTTTAGATGTTTTGTCAAATCAAGAAAAACAAAAATTACAATCTGAGCAATCCGAGTTATTAACTCGAAATGAAGTTTGCGACCTTCTAAACATTACACTCCCAACCTTGCACCAATGGGGTAAAAATGGAACATTAGTGGGAACAAAAATAGGCACTAGAATTAGATATAGTAGGTCTGAAATTAATGAAATTCTTTTACAAGGTAGGTTTAAATATAAACACAATAGAAATGACAACACCACACCAAACAACTAAAGAATGTCTTATCCGCAACTTTCAAGAGGAATTAGACATCGAAGAAACATTTACCACACCAAACTATCGTTCACTATTCAACATAGCAACCGACATGATTATTGTGCTATATGAAGTTGAAACCGCACGAAAGATGTATTCTGATATTTACGCAAGTCTATTGAAACATTCACCTGATAAAATGGACTGGTTTATTCGCAAAATGTGGAATCACAACTTTGAGTTAAAATTAGATAACAGTGATTTTGACAAGTTATTAGCTGCGATAAACATTAGCCGAACTTATGGTTTTAAGGTAATAGATGCACGCTCAATCCTGCACGATACATTAGGACACATCATTGAGGTACAATACACACCAAAGCAATCTAATTTTATCTTCAATTCAATCCTAAACTATGACCAAGTATTGACCGCAGTTAGTGAATACAAAGACACCGCATTAATTGACACTTGTGACTTCGGAGTACCTGAACATAGAGAAATACCAGTAATGTATGACTTGAACGATATGAGTTTAGAAGATATCTGTGAGGCATATTTTAACATTGGTGGCAAACCTTTAATAATAGAACCATAATGGAAAGAGCATTAGCAACCCGAAAAGAAAAAGAATATCTTGAAAAGATTATGCCCGAGATGATTGATTACTGCAGGTGGGGAGATACAACATGGGGATTTTCAGTACCTGATTACTGGGTGATTTATTTCAAAAGAGGTTTTACAATTACAAGATTTATTTCAGCACTAAACATAAAATAAAATGCCAAGAACAAGACACATAACAACACTCGAGCAGACATCAATAGGTGCTAATGGATTTAGACTGCAATACTTATATGAAAAGAAACTATTTGAAGTATGCCATTCACATCACAATGGTAAATCAGATGTAATAGATAGGACATTATTCATAGAGGAACACGATGCACGAAAGTATTTAGAACAGCTAATGGCTGAAACGCAAGAGCGAATTAACGAATTTAAAGTAAACGAATCATTCCCTTTAATCACTAAAATAATATGAGAAATATAAGCGAACAATATAAGACATTACAGCGAGAAAGGTTGAGACTTTTCGAGTGCCAAAGAAACCATACAGCAGCGTTAAATAGACGCTACCTATATGAGACTGATGAAGCATACAGAGAATGCACAGATGCACTAATTGAGTGGGACAAACAAACAGAATTAGTCGCAAGATTGCAGATTGAATATACCAATTTAACAACATCAAAAGCCTTAAGTTATGAGTAGAGAAAAACCATCACACAAAAGAATAGATTACAAGTCAGGTAAAACCGAATCAGTAGTCATGGAAAGAGACCTGCACAATGCTAACTATCGAATTATCTTGTATAAAAAGGGCGGTGTAGGAATAGTCCAGTATAGAAATAGTACAAAAGAGGCAACAGAATTATTTAACGAACTTTTAAAAGAACTGAAATGAACTACCAACTATTAGAAGATTTAACAACTAATTTAAGACAAATTTTGAATTTGATTAGGGATTATAAAGAACAGATTATATACTTGCAGGAGAAATGGGCAGAGGTGCAAGATACACATAGCAGCAAGTTATTCTTAACACAAATTACGAACTGCGAAGCCCAAATCAAACACAACGAAAAGCAATACAAACAAACCATTAACCAAATTAATGAACTACTACAATGAAAACACAAGAACAATTAAAACAAGAATTATCAGCACCTCTACCAAGTGAGGCAGTAAGTCAACATCCAACTAAAACCTACTTAAGCAGCATTAAAGCAATCTATGTAACCGAAAGATTAAATGATGTTTTTGGAATAGGAAAATGGCAAACTAAAGTCGAAAAAATAGCAGATGGAGATAAAGGAATGGTTGTGGTTAAACTTACTTTTTTAGTACCTGACTATCAAATATCTTATGAATGTTATGGTGGCAATGATAACGGAGGTTATGATAGTAAAAACTTTGATTTAGGAGATGCCTATAAAGGTGCTACTACCGATGCAATAACTAAAGTATGTTCATTCTTAGGAATAGGAATTGAAGTATTTAAAGGTAATAAAAATCCAACTCCAAAAACTTATCCTGACAATGATTTACCTTGGATAAACGATAAACAAGTTGCTGACCTGGTACAACGAATTAAAGGTGGCGAACAAGGATTAGTTGAAAAGGCTAAAAAATCATTTAAAATAAGTAAAGCAAATTTAGAAAAATTAACTACTGCATAAAATGGAAACTACAATTAATACATTATCAATTTTACCATCTACTAAAGATGAAATTCAAAATTTTAGTATTAAAATTATTTCAGAATTAGAATCTGGAAGAATCAACCCACTTGATTTATTAAAGCAAATTAAATGCTTTGAAAAAGTAATTGAACAAACAAAAGATACTCTTTCAAAAATGGCAAGGGAAGAAGCAGAAAAGTATGGTGCTAAAAACTTTGATTTTAAAGGGGTAAAAATAGAATTAGCGGAAGTAGGTACTAAATATGATTATAGCAAATGTAATGACTTTGTAATGGCTAAAGTAAGCGAAGACTTAGCTAAGTTGAATGAAACAAAAAAGCAACGTGAAACATTTTTAAAATCACTAAAAGACCCTATTAGCTTGATTGATGAAGAAAGTGGCGATGTATTTCAAATATTGCCACCAGTAAAATCAAGTTCATCAAGTTTAAAGGTAACTATCTAATGGCTACAATCGTAAAATTAACCCTTGCTGCTTGTTTGGAAAGCTACCGACCACGCAAGGATAAATCATTCACATTAACATTCTCAACATCTGAATTACGAGAACATGAAATTATCACTATTAATCAATTAATGAGTAAAATAGGCGCATTGCATTTTACCGAAAGTGATAAGATTGAGGATGAAGATTTGGCTAAAATGGATGTAATTGATAAAGAAATAAACAACAAAAGTCAGAGTACAAGACTAAGGAATACATTGTTTGTTTTACATCAACAAAATGGTGGTAATAATGCAAGTTTTAAAGACTTTTATACAACTGAAACTGAAAAGATTATTAATCATTATAAGGCTAAATTAGGCTAATGGCTAAGTGTGCATTTTGCAAAAAACAATTTACTCAATTCAATAGCTTAAACAAGGTATGTTCTATCATGTGTGCTATTGAGTTGGGCAAATTGAAGCCAGTCAAAGTAAACGAAAAGAGAGTTAATTCACAGCTAAAGAAAGAAGCTAAACAGAAACTTGAAACGTATTCACAAAAGGTAAATAAGGTCAAAGTAATATTCCAAAAGTGGATAAGAGAAAGGGACAAAGACTTGCCTTGTATCTCATGTGGAACAACTAAAGCAAGTATGTGGCACGCATCACATTTCAAGAAAGCAGAAACATTCAGCGGTGTTATATTCAATGAGTTGAACACTTGGAAATCGTGCAGTAAATGCAACGTATTTCTAAATGGCAATGAGTTAAAATATCGTGAAAACTTAGTAAAGAAAATCGGAGTTGAAGCAGTTGAAGCACTGGAGCAGTTAGCGAATGAAACACGCACAAAGAAATGGACAATAGAAGAATTACAAGAAATTAAAAGAAAGTACAAATGAAAACAATAACAATAGAATACGATGGATTAGAGACCTCAATTAAATGGTCAGACAATGTTACACCAATCGAAGCATTAGGTATGCTTAGATATCATGAAAAGAATGTCTTTGTAGGTTTATTAAACTATAATGATAGTCGAAAAAAAGATGAAGTAACATTGAAGAAAGATGAAATCTACATACAAGATTTAGGACTATCAGAAAGGACTATAAATTGTCTAAGAGGCGAAGGTATTAAAACACTTACCGACCTATGTAAATACGATTTTAGAGACCTTATAAGGATTAGAAATTTTGGGAACAAATCACTACATGAAATCAAAGTAATATCAGATAAGTACAACTTAAATTTAAAATAACCAAACCAATAAAACCATGAAAAAACCAAAAACACAAACCGAAGCTATTATAAACTACTTAATAGCAGGAAACAAAATCACCTCAATCCAAGCGACACAAAGGCAATTTGGATATTGTACTAAGTTACCGCAGCGAATAGCAGAAATTATTGAACTGGGATTCTCAATCAAGAAAGAACGAGTGAATAAACTATCCATATTTGGAAATAACTGCTCATTTGTTGAGTATAGTTTAGACATAAAAAAGACATCAAAAAAACTTATAAAAAATTATACAAATTAATGTTTGTTTATTTTAAAAAGTTATCTTTGTAAAAGAAAATTGGAGCAACAAGTTTGACCACTTGCCAAAAAATAAGATATGAAAATATTTAAACTAAGCATCGTTATAAGTATCTGTAATCCTTCATTCGGGATTTGGTCAAACAGAGAAAGTAGCGATGCTTTTTTTATGCAGGAAAATGAAGGTTAAAAAGGAATATTGTAAAATCACAAAACAAGATATTGAGATTGCAGAAGTATTTTTTGAGAATGATAAGCACTTAGATGAATTTATTTCTAATGTTTTTAGATATTATTTGAAAAAAGATTTAACAATTAAAACAAAAATTGTAAAAAAGTATTTCGAGACCTACAAAAAGACTATGGACTATGTATTAGAAGCAAAAGAATTTGGATTAAAAGGTTATGAGGTAAAAGCTAATAATCAAGAAGATACAGAAGATACCCTTGAAGGGGTCTTAGATACCCCTCAAATACCCCTTAAAGATACCCTTGAAGCAAATAGTATAAAGGATAATAATATAAATAATAATAGTATAATAGTAAATGATATAAGTAAAAGTGAATCATTAATATTAAAACCAAAGAAAAAATCAAAACGTGAACTTGTAATACCAACTGAAAATGAATTTGTAGTATTTGGATTAGCTTGTATTGAAAAAGCAGAAATGATAGGTAACTATGAATATGCTTTAAAAGCTAAATACTTTGCATATAACGAATCGGATTGGCATGATGGTAATGGTAATAAGATTATTAATTGGAAGACTAAATTAGCTAATGTTATTCCATTCTTACCACCAATGATGAAAGGACAAAATTTGTCAACTGGTCAACCATCGAAAATGGAAAGCATGGTTAATTCAGCAAAAGAGGCACTTAATATGTTGCAGGATGAATAACTATTGTATAGCAGATAACGGTTCGCAAATAGGCGAAGCGTAGCGATAGCGGAGTTTTGCTTATTTGCTGTTACCACTTCGTTGCTATAAACAATAAAAATTAATGAAAAAAGAAAAAATAAAATATACAGGTTGGTCATTTCACAATAGATGGAAAGCCACAAAGACATTCAGAAATGACAAGTGGTTAGTTTTTGGGTTATACACTTGGTGGGCTTCACCAACTGCGCTATACTATAAATTAGGCCTATTTGGATTCGACATTCTTTTTCGTTTTGAAAGAGTGTCTAATGAAAACGCCACTTAGCAATGAGTGGTAACGTTTTGTGGCTTGGCGAAGGCTGCCTAACGGATGCTTATTTTTCGCACAAAACTTTATGGCAGCTTTTGCCAAACCGCTGTTACCTGCTGGGCGGTTTATCAGTAGGAAATTAATTTAAAAAACAAATGCAAACACAAATTTTAATCGGACTATTTATCTGCCATTTTTTAGCAGATTACACACACTTATCAACTGCTTGGATGCTTAATGCAAAGCGATTAGGGAAACCGCTTTATCCAATTTTCACACACGCCTTTATTCATGCTTCACTTATGCTCGTATTACTTGCATTGGTGTTTGGATTTAGCGGTTTAAAATTGACTGCATTGTTCGGTTTTCAGTTGATTACACACTTTCTAATTGATGTGTGGAAAGGTAAAATGAATGGTTGGTTTCCTTCACTACAATCACCCGCTAATAAATGGCATTGGATTGTGTTTGGATTTGACCAATTATTACACGCTTTAGTTATTATCGGAATGTCGTTATATGCAGTATCATAGCCTTGCAGGTAACGTTTTGCAGCTACCAGAAGGGCGGGATTTTAACCACAAAATAAACTTAGAAAGATGAATGATAATTTAACCACAAATGCTTCTAACGAAGCCGAAAGCCCCGCCTTTTTGGTAGGTGCTGTTATAGGTAGTGCTTGTTCACGGCATAAACCTAAACAGCTTGGGTACTTACAATGGTTTGATTGGGCAGATAAGAAAACAAAACGAGGTGCAAAGCAAAAGCAATGTCCGAAATGTGGCAGGTGGTATTTTCGGGAGGAGTTTTAGCATTACCTATAACGTTCAGGCGGCTTTATGCTGTGGCAAGCAGTAAGCCTGAACTATAAATAAGTGTCCAGCCATAGCATAAAACCGCTTGTTATAAGCCGTTAAAACTTATTCAAATGCCGATTAAAGAAGAAAATAAAAAACGTTATCCGAAAAACTGGAAGCAGATTTCAGAACGAATAAGATTTGAACGTGCAAATAACAAGTGCGAAGTATGTGGCTGCGAAAATTATCAACCACACCCAATAACTGGAAGCAAAGTCATTTTAACAGTTGCACATTTAGACCATCAGCCAGAAAATTGCCAAGACGATAATTTAAAAGCGATGTGTCAAAAGTGTCATAATAATTATGATAGGCAGCATAGAAATCAAACTGTCCGTCAAAGCCGATTAAAAAACCAAATGTCGATGTTTTAATGGCTTATAACGTTTCGGGGGTTGGCGAAGGATGGCTTCCACTAAACTTAAAACGAAGAACAAATGACAAAAATTAAAACAGAACTTTCAAATGAAGCACAGCCAGCTTTTGCCCAACCCCTTGTTAGCGGTTCGGGCATTGATTGGAAATATTTTTTCGGTGGTAGTAGTGGTAGAACTTTTGACAGATACTATAAAGCCGAAATTAACGGAAAAAGAGTAGAGAAACACGCTTCAAATCGTGGTGTTAAATACGCTATAGGAAATATTGACGAAGCAAAGAAAAAATATAAAACCGAAAAGGAATTGTCGGAGGCGTGTTTTGCCTGACCGCTAACTAATAGATAGGAGAAAATAATTTCTAAATAAAAAACTGAATGTCAAATAAAAAATTAGATATTGATGAGAAAATTATTGCTTATAAATTCATTAACTTTGAAGGATTAATATTTCATTCAAATAAATTTTGGTTACATGAAAAACCTTGCAAAATAGTTTATAACAATGGAAGCAAATCAGTATTAATAAATGGCCGAAAATTTGGAATAATAAAATTAAGAAAACAAGCAAAAAAAATAGAAATAACAAAAATTAAACTACCATTTTAAAATGAATCTAATCAAACAAAACAACCACTACTTAACTGCACTCAATTCAAAACTAATAGTTGATATGCAGCAAACAGAATTAAAAGACCGAGTGATAAAAACACTTGCAAAGACTTACATTGACTGCGGAAAGGTAATCGAATCTAAGGAGTTGATGAGCCTAAGCAATGGGGTGATAAACGAAATTAAGCGATACTTTATTAACCTAAAAATTGATGAACTTGATTTATGCTTCCAAAACGGAGTTAGAAAACAATATGGCGAATACTTCGGTTTAAACATCGTAACATTTCATCAGTGGATTAAGTCTTATATGAGTGAAGATAAGCGAGCAGAAGCGTTAAAAATACGTTCTACACCAAGAATTGAGCCTATAAAGGAATACACCGCAGAAGATAAGTTAAGGATAAGAGATGAATTTATGAATCATGCTAAATCTACCTATATGAAATCGGGTACATTTGGATTGTATGAGCCAAGTATTGCAGACATCTACAAAATTTTAGTTGATACTAATGAGTTAATTGACATTGAATATACATACAATATTGATGAAGCATTTGATTATGTCATCGAAGACTTAGAATATCGCTCAAAAACAAACGACATCTTACTAAGGCGAAAGCTAATCGCACAAAAAGAAACGCTAACACACGATAGCAAAGAAGTAATTAACATGGCAAAACAAATAACAATAGAAGATTTATGGAACAAGTAAAAAAACACAATCGGTATATAGTACCCTTCGACATACCAAGTGAAAGCCTAAAGAAAGGCGATATTTTAAGACATAAGAATGGACTTGATGATGATATGTTTGAGAATATAGTAATCTTAAATTCATCTTATTGCCTGCCTCCCGAATGGGTAGAAACATGGGAGAAATACTACCAAGAAACCAACGAAGCAACTGCACCCGATTATAGTAAAATAATTGAGTTGATAGAGGGTGAAATAAGTAGCATAAGGGTTGCAATTCAAGATAGTATTGATAATGATGATCTAATGGATAAGGCTTACTATTCTAAAAGTAAAAGAGATTTTGAACGATTATTAACTAAAATAAAAGCCCTATGAAAGCAACAATAGACATAAGCGAATACGATTTGACATCAATAATACTCACTAATGACGAAGATGAAGTCATTGAGTGGGGTGATTTGTCAAGCAATCAACAAATAAAGCTACTTAATAGCTTTTCAGAATTTCACTCACTTTTTAGCAGATTTATTAAAGAAGATTAGTTATGGAACAAGTAAAACAAACCGCAGTTGAATGGTTAGCAGATAAAATTAAATGGAATTGGCAAGACATTGAATACGGAGAAATTAGCATGAGTAATTTAGTGGAACAAGCCAAAGCAATGGAAAAGGAGCAGATAATTGATGCTTGGGACAATGGATTTGCTAATGGTTACGATTTAGGTAAATACGATGACGATTGTAATCCTGATGATGCCGAACAATACTACAACGAAACTTATGGAGAATAAATAATATGTCAAAATTAATAGTAGCACAAGTAAGAGATTTGTTAAATCAAGTAATAAATGAGAAAATATCATTCTCAAGGTTTGTCGAAATTTTAAACGAAAGCAAAGAACCAAAAGAACCAATTAAAAAAAATAAAATGATACACGTTTATCCAACAAATGATTTAGAACAACATGATTTAGAAGGAACTCAATGTAATTGTAATCCTAAAGTAATTATAGAGCCTAATGCTGAAATTATCATTGTTCATAATTCATTTGATGGTCGAGAAGGTGTTGAATTGGCTAATGAAATCTTAAAAAATTAACACAAAGAAATGAAAAAAACTACAATAGATATACCAATTTATCAATGTAAGTTAACTATAATATTAGATAAAGACTTGTCTTATCTTGAGAAAAAATATAAAACAAAATCTTTGTCTAATTATGGAGCAGTTACAATGAGAGTTCCTGATAAGTTTAATGAATATATTATGGCTTTTGAGTATAATGAAGGAACTATAATAGCACACGAAATAGTGCATTTAAAGAATTATATCTGTCAAGACAAATGTATTGAATTAGATAAATTTAATGATGAACATGAAGCATATTTAACAGGTTGGTTATTCAAACAAGTAGAAACATTTTTAAAAAAATAAAACCTATGGAAAATAAAACCGACATTCAACAACTAATAGATCGCAACTATGCTGCTCAAATAAAACGTGGCCAGATTACACCTGACACCGATTTAAGTGATTGTATTGATAAGATAAAGGAAGAATTAAAAGAATTAGTTGATAGCTATATAGAGACAAATAAAGACTTTGACACAAAAGAACTAATAGACATTATGCTTGTATGCTTTTCAATGGCAAAACACTTTAAAATTGATTGGCAGCAAGTAATGACCGAGAAAGTAGAATTTAACGAAAAAAGACTTGATTAATTTATTTAGAATTTATAACTATTTTTGCAGCATGGAACGAGAAGACGAAATATTTGCATTACTTAACCCTGATGAATGAAGCCTGATAGACTTTACTTAGTGGATATAATTGTAAGCGACAAGTCATTTAAAGAAATGTGCTACAAGATAAATACACACTATGCTGAAGACATTTATCAAGAAACTATATGTGAAATTTTAACCATAGCAGATGAACGATTGCCCGACCTTAACTACTTAAAGTTTTGGTTTTACCGAGTTGCTTTTAACGTAATGTCACGCAATGGTAAGTTGGGAAAGATAGTACTAAGAGAGGTGATTGAATTTGACATCTATACACCAAGTGAAATAACTAAGGAAATAATGACAAGGGAAGCCGAGCAATTCATGCTTTCCTTAAATGAGTTCGAGAATAGAATTATACTTTTGTATAATCAATTTGGGGACATGAAGAAAGTTCAACGATTAACTGGGATTAGCTATTCGGCACTTAGGGCAGTCAAAGAAAAAATAAAACAAAAAGCTAAAGAAATATGATTAAATTACTAATAGTAGTTCCCAGTTACCCAAAGACAAGCGGAGTTGATTATCATAGGTTGCTAATGCCTCACCAGGTGATGTCAGACCTATTTAAAGATGAGATTGAAATAAGTCTAATAAATGAAGTGGACAGCGCAACAGATGAGTTTTTAAAGGACTTTGATTTAGTAGTAATGAATAGGTTTGCATCAAAAACAAATGAGCCTGAACTATTGATTGAGAAACTAAAAAGAGTTGGGCTACCTTATGTTATGGATTTGGATGATGACTATATCCTTCCTAAAAATCATATCTTATACTATGTAGCGAATGATGGCAACCACACTAAACAAATAGGCTTAGCAGTTAAGCACGCAACCGCCTGCACCGTCACTCATGAACTATTAGGTAACACATTGAACAAAGAATTAGGGCAAAAAAATATTTACATAGTCCCAAATGGAATTTATCCTGATGGACATTTTGCGCTAAAAGAAGTACAAAAGAGTAATAAGTTGAATTTCGGATGGAGTGGTTCAATCACACACTTAGAAGATGTTATTCTAATGCACGATGGTTTGTATTCGTTATACACCGCAGATGATTACAAAGAAAAGTTCAGAGTAGTTTATGGTGGGTTTGCAAGTCAATCCGAAACAAGTCAAGCTATACTTAGCGTGTTGAGTGCAAGGGGTAAAGCAAGTGAATCTCAATTTGGAATCTTTAAAGAAACAAGTGTAGGCGAATATGGAAACTTTTATGACCTTATAGATGTTTCTCTAATACCACTAAGAAATAATCGTTTCAATAATAATAAATCAAACCTTAAACTTTTAGAATCAGGATTTAAAATGAAAGCGGTTATTTGTAGTGATGTTTACCCTTATTCACCTGACCTTAAACATGGGGTTAACTGCTTAAAAGTTAAACACAAGAACGACTGGTACAAACATATGACCAAACTAATAGACAATCCGAACTTAGTTGAAGACTTAAGGGCGCAGTTGTATATTGATGTGCAACGATATCACATGGCTAATGTGGCAACAGAACGATTTGAAGCATATAAGGAGATTTTAGGATGTTAGAATTATTAGGAATACCTTTTTTACTTATTTCATTTTTTACAATGACAAGTTTACCAAGTTGGTTAGACTTCAAACCTTTTAACTGCATTGTGTGCCTTTCTTTTTGGTGTACATTATTTGCATCATTATTATTTATCTTTGCACCAACATTGCAACCTTATTTGATTGCATTAGGTTATGGTGGCTATGCAAGCTACTTAGCTATGATTATGAAACGTATTTTAATTAAATTATACTGATGAAAACTTTTGACGAAATTTACCAAGAAATAATTTTTAAGGATGACACGATTCGTTATTCAATGCGAGAACTCCTGCACGTTTTTCAGACAGAGAATAGTTGGATAGGACAAACACATCAACTTTTGAGCCTAAAAGAATTTCAACATGAATTAACTGGAATAAGACCAGGCGGTTGTTCAGGATGTAACATTGAGGTATTGCAGAATATGATTCGATGGGTGAACAAATACGAAGCGGATAAGGCAGCACAAGACACAATTAAGAAAGCAGGGAGACCAAAACGCAATGGATAAAATAGTTTATTCTCATAGCGGTGGACATGGTGACATGATTTATTCTTTAGCAGTTTGCAAAAGGATAGGTGCAGGTTTTTACAGAACAAATTTTGATGATGTGTATTATCGCAATATAAAACCATTGCTTGAAGAACAGCCTTACATCATTGAAGTATTATCACGAAATTCAAACGAAAGTATAACACATAATCTTGATGACTTTAGAAACATGGGTGGACTTGGAGACATTCCTTTGGTTAGAAACCATTTAAAAGCATTTAATTTAAGTGAAGATAATTGGAATGAGAATTGGTTAACCATAACACCTAAGAGCTTAATTGAGGGCGAATATGCACTCGTAAATGTTACACCAAGATATCCTGCAAGTGGTTTTGATTGGCAGTCTGAAATAGACTATTTGAAATCAAAGTACAAACAAGTATTTTATGTAGGCTATCAAGATGACATGACACCACCATTTAATTCATTAGAATACTTTAAAACAAACGATGCACTCGAACTTGCCCAGTTGATAAACGAAGCAGAAATTATAAGTTGCAATCAATCATTTGCTTTAACGATAGCGCAAGGATTAGGAAAGAATTATAGATTAATGGTTGCAGATAACCACACTAACTGCATACATAATGTACCAAACGAAACACTTTTAAATAGATGATAATAGACCAACACGAATATAAAATAAACGAACAAGGGGTGCTTCAACAAGTAAACCCTAATATTATAACTTATGACTCTGATTATGTAACATCAAGATATGGTGCAATAATTGAATTAAGAAAACAAATGAGTATGTTGAGATTTGGCTACTTATTGGGATGTATTGGCAAACCTACTAAGATACTTGAAATCGGTTATGGTGCAGGTGACTTTATCGAATTATGTGCAGAGCAAGGCATTGAATGTTTTGGCAATGACATAACTGGAATACCAACACCGCCAAAAGTAACACCAACACAGAATTTATATGAGCAAGTTGATGTAGTTTGTATGTTTGATGTATTGGAACACTTTGAAGACATTAATTTTATCAAAGACCTTAACACTAAGTATGTTTACGTTTCAGTTCCTAACTGCGACCAACCAAATAACATTGATTACCTAATGAGACATTACATACATTTAAGACCAAATGAACATCTACACCACTTTAATAAGTCTTCACTAATAGAACACTTTAAGTTAAATGGCTATAAACTAATAACCATCTCAAACTGCGAAGATACTATAAGGAAAAGACCAAATACACCGATTAATATTTTATCTGCTATCTTTGAAAAAGAAAATTTAAGCTAATGGGAAAAAATAAATTTATTGAAACACCCGAAAAGATGTGGGAATACTTTGAAGCATATCGCATTAAAGTAAAAAGCAACCCTATTTTAGTTCAAGACTTTGTTGGTAAGGATGGCGATGAGGTAAACAGAAAGAAAGAAAGACCATTGACATTGGAAGGTTTTGAACTCTATTGTTACGATAACGACATTATAAGCGATTTAAGCCACTATTTTGCAAATTTAGATAATAGGTACAGCAATTATGTAGCTATCTGTTCACGTATAAGGAAAACTATCAAGGATGACCAAATACAAGGAGGTATGGCAGGAATCTACAATCCAAGCATAACACAGCGATTAAATGGGTTAACTGATAAGAGTGAAATTAAGCATATCGAACAACCACTTTTCCCCGATAAATAAAACCATTCACATAAAATTTACGTTAAAAAGTATAGCGTATAACGATGTTTTAATAAATTCAAATAGAAAATCCGTAAATGTTCAAACGTACCACAGCTATAAATAGATTATTGGAGTTATCCGCCCGAAAGAAAATCATTCAGGGTGGGACTTCCTAATATCCCCTTATGAGTAATTGTAAGGGGGACTAATCAGCAGGAAAGACATTTGGAATACTTCCTATACTAATTGATAGGGCAGCAAAGACACCACATCTTGAAATAAGTGTAGTGAGTGAAACCATCCCACATTTGCGCAGGGGTGCAATGAAAGACTTTTTAAAAATAATGGAATGGACTGGAAGGTACAATGATAATAATTGGAATCGTTCATTACTTACTTATCGTTTCTCAAATGGTTCTTATATAGAGTTCTTTAGCGCAGAAATGGAATCTAAGTTAAGGGGTGCAAGAAGAAACATCTTATACATTAATGAGGCGAATAATATAACCTTTGAATCTTACCATCAATTAGCAGTCCGAACAAGTGGAGAAATATGGTTAGACTTTAATCCAACAAATGAATTTTGGGCGCATACCGAGTTGATGAATGACCAGGACACTGAACACATCATTCTAACTTATAAAGACAATGAGGCACTACCCGATACTATTATACACGACATTGAGGCTGCGGAACTAAAAGCTAAGACATCAACATATTGGGCGAATTGGTGGCAAGTTTATGGACTTGGGCAAGTGGGAAGTTTACAAGATGTAATATTTGACCAATGGAAGCAGATTGACACGATACCTGAGAAAGCAGAACTTGTAGGACATGGAATGGATTTTGGATTTACAAATGACCCGAGCACACTTGTAGCAATTTATAAGTATGAAGGCAAACTAATTATAGATGAGTTACTATACCGAACGAATATGACCAACAACGATTTGGGTAACTTTTTAAAGTCAATCCAATTTGGGCGCAAAGAATTGATATGTGATAGTGCCGAGCCTAAGTCAATAGAAGAGTTAAGGCTGCAAGGTTTCAATGTCAGACCTGCGGTTAAAGGTGCAGATTCAATCAAGATAGGAATAGACATTTTAAAGAGATACGAAATTCAAGTGACAAAGAACTCTACTAATTTAATCAAAGAATTGAGAGGTTACACTTGGGAAAAAGACAACGAAGGCAAACTAACTGGAAAGCCAATAGATAGTTTGAACAATTGCGTTGACCCTATGAGATATGTCGCACTAATTAAATTAAACAATCGCCCGAGTGGTAAATATTCAACAATTTCAATTTAAACTTATATTTATAAAAGATGATAGGCAATTACAACCAACTTACGATTAAGCAGTTTTTAAAGATTAAACTAATTAGCGAATTAGAACAAGACCCACTTCACAGAAAGGTTTTAATCTTGAGTGAGATTAGTGGGCAGTCAGTTGATGATATCGAAAGTATGCCAATAGGGGATATGATTGAGGCATTGAAAGGATTGGATAAAATTGAGAATCTACAAACTGATGAAAAGATTAAATTGAAGTTCAAAGTAGGTGGCAGGAGATTCATTGTTAAGTGGAAAGAACAAGAGTTAACGAGTGAACAGTTCATTGATGTAAGTCACTTTTGTAAAGACCCTGACAAGATATTGAGCAACATACATAATATACTTGCTTCGGTTTGTGTGGAACGTAATTGGTATGGAAAGGAATTAGGGTACAAAGGCGAAAAGCACAAAGAGGTAGCAGACTTGTTTTATAACGAAATGAAAATATCAACTGCATATCCAATCATGCTTTTTTTTTGCAAATATTACGAGGCATTGCATCGAAATATCCTAACCTTTTTGGAATCGGAAGCGAACCAGGCGATGAAGAACACGAAGGAACTAATGGAGAAATTCAAGGATTTAGAGAAAAGTGGGGATGGATTGCAAGCATAAATGAGATATGCAAAGATGACCGAACAAAATGGGATTACTTTTTTAAGATGAATGTAATTGAGTTCTTGAACACGATGACATTTTATAAAGACAAAAGCGAACACGATAAAGAAATATGGACAAGGCAGCAGCAGCAGCAATAGGCGCAAAGTTTGGGGAATCAATTAAGGATTACACTAAAGCAAGTGAGAATGTAATTGAGGCTATTTTACTTGACCATTGTAACGAAGGTATAAAGCTAATGTCTAAACAAATTAAATCAAAGGCAAGGACAGCACAAGCAAGCACATTGGCAGCGAGTATGAGTAATGTTCCTATTCAAGTGAGTGCAACTAAATTTCAAGTGAACACGATTACCACCGAGTATTATGCTGATTTTGTAGATAAGGGAGTGAAAGGTGTTAAGAACAAAGGCAAAGCACCACGAAGTCCATATAGCTTTAAAAACTTAGGAACACCAAAGGCAATGATTGAAAGTTTCAAGGACTATATCGCAAGGACTGGCAGCAAGTCAATGAATAAGAAAACATTGATAAGAAAGAACAAAAAGAAACAATCTGATTTAATAACTAAGGAAGCTAAACAGATGGCAGTAGCAACTAAGATAGGAGGTATCAAACCAATGAACTTTATAAGTAAAGCAGATAACGAACAACGAACAAAACAACTTGCTCGAAGTTTAGCAGCAGGATTAGGCAAGGCAATGGCAAAGAATTTAAAATTATCAATCAATGGCAATTAACATAATATCAAATCCGAATAGCGTAGTGAGTGCATTCAATCAAATGGCATTCAATGTGAGTAGTACGCAAGCAGGACAAACGAATTTTAACTTTTTAGCGGATGTATATGTAAGTGGAATAACCAATGCAGTAAGTCGTATCGCAATACCTAAACAACCGAGTGTTAATACTTGTTTGATTGATGCAAGTCCTATATTAAAGAACTATGTTAAAAATGATTTCTTTAATGTGAATAGTAGCTTTAATTATTGCGAGCCGAACATCAATAGTAGGGTAAAATATTACGTTCAATTCGGTGAGTTATATGATGTAAGTGGAGTGCCAACTATTTATCCTGACCTTAGAAGATTTCCAACAAGTGGAAGTAACACCGCAGTTAATGCTATATTTGATTTTGAGGATTTCAACACTAATGTTTGGAATGGATATGATGTAAGTGGATTTGGATTTTTAACAGAGATACCTGAAAGAATAACGATTGAGCAAGGGCAAGAATTAAGATTAAGTTTTTATGACCCAAGTAACTTGATAAGGTATCTATATGTCGATGGTATTTATGAGGATGCAATTATAGCAAACAAAATTAGTGGAGAGTTTTTGTATAACGTAAATGTAAAAAGTTTACTTGGACAAGCTGCACCTTATCAAACAATAGGAACACACACTATAACACTTGCAAATAGTTTTGTTGCAGCAGTTAAGACCATAACCATTGAGATAGTCGCAGCGTGTTCTAAGTTTGATACAATACGATTACATTGGTTAAATAACTTAGGTGGATGGGATAGTTACAACTTCACAAAACAATCTCTTAAATCAATGGATATCGACCGCAAACAATTCAAAAAGATGCAGTCAATTAACTACTCAAAGAGTGATAGGTTAAAGACTAACTATAACACAACCATAACTGATAAATTACAGATTAATTCAGATTGGATAAGTGATGAAATGGCTGATTGGTTTCAAGGGTTGCTTACAAGTCCGATAGTGTACTTAGAAAGGGGTGCAGATAACTTCATAGCAGTTAACATAACTAACTCAAACTATCTAATCCAACAATATTTGAACGCTCGTAAGCTTCATAATTTGCAGTTAGATATTGAATACTCATACAATCGTTATACTCAATCTCAATAATGCAGAAAACAGAACTAAAAATATACGCTGATTCGAAATATTACAATGTTGACTTGTTCGACAATGAACCTATTGAGTTGACTAAGTCTATTATTGAATTGACCGAGCCTGAACAAAGGAAGTCAGACTATACAAAGACAATCAACATACCAGGCACAGCAAACAATAATTCAATATTTAGTAACATATTTGATGTAAACCACTCAATATTGAATGGAGATAACGCTAACTTTTATGTTGACTTTGATCCGAGAAAAAAAGCTAATTGTATTTTATACAGAGAAGGCATTCCACAGATAAGAGGTTACTTGCAGATGACTTCAATCAACATACTTGATGAGCAAAATATCACTTATGAATTAGTGGTTTATGGTAGGGTTGCTAATTTATTTCAAGATGTCGGCGATAAGTTATTGACCGATTACGACTTTAGCGAATACACTCATTTGTGGACTGAAACCAATGTAATTAATTCAATCAATACTTCGATTATTATCAATGGTGTAACAGCAGCATTCCAATTAGGTAGGGGTTATGTTTATCCTTTGATTGATTATGGATTTGACAATAATGCACAACAGACTTATAATGTTGACCAACTTTACCCAGCTATATATGTCAAGACTATTTTAGATAAGATATTAAAAACTCATGGTTACAGATACGAAAGTACAATTCAATCAAACACATTTTTAAATTCAACAGAGTTTAAGCGGTTAATAGTACCTGCAAGTGGGAATGCGTTAAGACTAACAGATGACCAAATAATAGACAAGACATTTGTAGTTGATAGGACAACAGATGACAATTTAGGAGCATCAACAAATAATATTTTTAAGTTGATGTTTAATCATAAAGTACAAGACACTGACCCAGTAGGGGTGGCAGCAAATAATTCATCATGGGTAGTACCAACTAATGGAGGTGGAACTTATAATTTTGTTTTAAAATTAAATTTAAATGCAGAATATACTGGTTCTCCTTTTACATTACCACGTTATATATTTATTACATTAAATGTATATTTTGTAACTACAAGTGGAAGGGTTTTAAATCCTGGTGGAACAAAACAAGAATTTGCTATTAATGAAGGTTCATATAGTCAAGACTTTTCATTAATTTATCAATCAGATAATAGATTGATTTATGATGGTGATGAGATTTTTGTTAACTTACAAGTAACAAATATTTTTTCATTTAGTAGTTCTTTCGGTTCAGTTGGAATTCCTATATCTCAATTAACTTTAACAATCAAAACTGGCACTGAATTTTACGACATACCAAAACCTGAACTATCGGAGTTTTCAAATGTCAATCCAACAAGCGCACTACCTGAATTAAAGGCTAAAGACTTTTTAACTGCTTTAATTAAAATGTTCAATTTATACATAGAGCCAAATCAACTTGATGATAGGTTGTTAGCGATTGAGCCTCGAGATGTTTATTATAACACTAATGTAGTTGACTTAACTAACAACTTAGATGTAAGCAAAGACTTCATTCAGAAACCGATGGGCGCATTGGACTTCAAAAGACTTGAATTTAGCTATGCAATGGATGATGACTATTGGAACAAAGACTACACAGACAAGTATAGCTATAATCATGGTTTCAAAAGATTAGAGGTTGATAATGATTTTTTAGTAGAAACAAAAAAGATAGAACTACCATTTGCACCAACACCATTAGGAAGGCCAACAAGTGATAGAATCATTCCGCAGATAGTATGGTGGAAAGACCAAAACTCAAATAATGGTAGAGTGAATAAAACAGCAAAGCCTCGTATCTTATATTATGGTGGATTAAAGTATACTGGCAAACCTTTGATAATAAATTCAAATGGAACACCACCAACAACTACAACATATACAAACTATGGTTATGCAGGTCATGTTGATGACCCAGTTAATCCTAACTATGACTTGAATTGGGCAGTATCGCAAGAAATCTATTATACGATAGGAGGTCAAACACCGATTACTATAAACAACCTTTATAAAAGATATTGGGAGAAATACATCAAAGAAATAACGGATAAGGACAGCAAGATAATAGACTGCTATATGTACTTCAATAATGTGGAATTGCAGAACTTATCCTTCAGAAATTTGTATAAAATAGACCGCCAATATTATAGACTATATAAAGTTGAGACAGACTTGAATAGTAATGAGCCTGCACATTGTCAGTTCTTAAAATTAAAGAATGTAAATGTCCCATTAGCAGACCAAGTATTAATTAATGGAGGTTCGCAAACAATAGAGGGAGAAAGATACACACCAATAATAAATCAAACACCAAATAGGATTGATGTAATAAATCAAAGGGAGAATTACAGCATAGAAATTAAAAGCGCAATGGGAATAACTGGATATAGGATTGAGCCTAAATCTCAATTCATCAAAGTTGATAGTGATGTTTACTTACCACCTGCGAATGCTTCGTACGATACGGATAATAACAAGTCAATAGAAATCAAAATTTACAACAATCATACGGGTAACATCAAAGTATATACAACGGCTGACACTCATCATAGCGTAAGCAGCAAATCGGGAATCGTATTTTATTCAGATGGCACTAATTGGTATCATTTATAAATCATGGCAGAAGAAACAATAATATTAAAAACAGAGGTTGAACTCGGTAATTCGACTAACTCGGTAAAGAGTTTAAAGGCAGAGTTAAGGGCAGTAACAAATGAACTTGCAACACTTGAAGAAGGGAGTGCAGCGTTTGTAAATGCAGCTAAAAAAGCAGGGGAATTAAAAGACAGAATCGGGGACATAAAAGATACGGTTAATGCATTTAATCCTGAAAAGAAATTCCAAGCAATAGCAGATAGTGTAGGAATAGCAGCTAATGGATTTGCAGCGATGCAAGGGGCAATGGCTTTGTTCGGTAGTGAAAGTGAAGACCTTAATAAAATCATGGTTAAAACGCAAGGGGCAATAGCATTAGCGACTGGATTGAATGGTTTAATGGGGATGGGTGATGCTTTCAAGAATTTGCGTTTAACTACATTAGAAGCTATTAGTGGATTGAGTAGCATGGCAACTGGAATGGGTGGGTTGAGTGGTGCATTAAATGCAATTAAAACCGCTTTATTAACTAATCCATTATTTGTGTTAGCGAGTGTAATTGCTGGAATAGTAGTTGTGTTGAAATCGTTTTATGATGGATTAAGTAGTGGTGTTGAGATTTATAAAGCAAGTGCAAAGGCTGTCGGAGATTTAAGGAAAACATATACAAGTTTAATTGATGAAATTAAAGATTTACAAATTGAGAATGATTTAGCAAATGGTAAAATTACAGAAAAAGATGCTGCGTTATTAAAAGATAAAAATAACTTTAAAAAAGAGTATTTAAAAATCTTAAATGAAGCAAATACAAAAGAAACTGAAATACGAGAACAAGCAGCCAAAGAAAGAGATAACGATGGATTTAAAGCTACTAAAAATATTTTAGACAAAATAGGTTTTGAAACAGCAACAACAAAAGCAGCTAAACAATCTATTGAAGATATTGAACGACAAAAGCAAGAAAATATTGCAGCATTACGAAAGAAATATTCATTAGTAAGTTCAAACACAATTATTGAGGAAACAAAAAAAGAAGTTGATGAAAAAACTCAAAAAGATGCAAAATTAAAAGCTATAAATGACAAAAGAGAAGCAGAGGAAAAAAAGAAAGCAGACGATAAAAAGAAAAAGGATAAAAAAGATTTAGATGATATTGGCGATGCATTAATAAAAGATTTAGAAAAACAACAAGCAAGAAAAGAAGAATACAAACAACAAGAAGCAGATAATAGACAATATAATTTTGAGCAAAAATTATTAGATGATAAAGAAGAAATAGAAAAAGAAAATGAAAAAAATCAACAGATTGCGGATGATGAAAAGGCAACAGCAGAGGAAAGATACGCAGCGATAAAAAAATTAAATGAAGCAGGTGTAATATCTGACAAGGAGGCAAGTGATGCAAAAATAGCAATAGCACAAGCAGAGAAAGACGCTAAATTAAATTTATTAGCTGCTTATGGGCAAACACTTGGTCAAGTTGCAAACTTATT